GTATATACAAGTAAATAGTTTGAAGTTTAAACTTCCCGTAAAGCCTAAGAAAAAAGAAATACTGTTTTCAGATTTAAAAAAGAAAGACCAGAAGTGGAAAAGAACAGAAATGCCAGATGGTCTCAGTCAAGAAACTGTTTCAAAATATTCTTGGTTTATAGACCAAGAGTTTAAACGAAGAGAAGAAGGGGTCTGGTTTATGAATAATGGTGTGCCTACCTACATAACTGGAGAACATTACTATTATCTAAACTGGTGCAAGATGGACGTAGGATATCCTGAGTACAGAGATAGAGACAGAAGGTTTTTTATATTCTGGGAAATATGCAAGGAAGATCCTAATTCTTTTGGGATGGTAATGGTAAAGCATAGAAGAGAGGGTGCTTCCTACAAAGGTGCTGCTATGTTGCTACATGAAATAACATCAAGATACAATTCTCATGGAGGTATAACTAGCAAGACTGGTGCTGACGCTAAATCTTTGTTTACAGATAAATTAGTTTATATGTTTAGAAGTTTGCCTTTCTTTTTTCAGCCTATAATAGATGGTAGTGACAATCCTAAAAGCACACTTAGTTTTAACACACCAGGTCAGAAGATAACTAAGAACTTTTCCAAAGTTACAAAGTCAGAAGCTTTGAATAGTAAAATAGACTGGAGAAACACTAGAGAAAACTCTTATGACTCAGTAAAGCTAATAAGGTATCTATGTGACGAGGCTGGTAAGTGGACAGAGGCTAGTGTAGAAAAAAACTGGGAAGTTGTAAGATCTTGTTTAACACTAGGAGATAGAATCATAGGAAAATGTTTTATGCCTTCCACTGTCAATGAGCTTGAGGTTTCGGGTGGTGAGAACTTTAAAAATATATGGTATGACAGCGATGTAAAAGACAGAGATGCTAACGGAAGAACTAGATCTGGTATGTATTCTTACTTTACTCCAGCTTATGATGGGTACGAAGGATTCATAGATGAGTACGGATTTTCTGTGATTGATACACCAACAAAAGAACAGTCTAAATTTATAGGTAAAAGTATTGGATCTAAAGAGTATTTACAAAACATAAGAGATGCCTATAAAAATAATACTACTAAATTGTCTGAAGAAAAAAGACAAAGACCCTTTACTATAGATGAAGCTTTTAGAAGTGACTCTAGACATAGTCCCTTTGATGTTGAAAAGATATACCAGCAGATGGATTATAACGAGCAAGCTACAAATCTAGTGGTAAAAGGAGACTTTATATGGAAGGGTGGAACTCAGGATGGAAAAGTTCAGTGGGTTCCTAATTCAAAAGGTAGGTGGAGAGTATCTTGGTTGCCGCCAGAAGATAGGAGAAACAAAATAAAAGAAGTTGGAAACAGAAAAGCTCCTGCTAATAGTATGGAGATGGTGGCTGGTTGTGACCCTTATGATCACGACACTACTACTGATGGTAGAAGATCTGATGCTGCTTGTTATGTTTACAAAAAGTTTAGCATGATGGATGACTTCTCAAATCAGTTTGTTTGTGAATACATAGCTAGACCTCCTAAGGCTGAGATGTTTTACGAGGATGTGATAAAAACTTGTGTATACTATGGCTGTCCAATACTTATAGAAAATAACAAGGTCGGTATAATAAAGTATTTTGAAAGAAGAGGATACTATGAATACCTGATGGATCGACCAGAGTCCACTCACACTAGCAATAGTAGAGCTCAAAAAACAAAAGGTATACCATCTACTGGTGTAGCTGTCTTAAATGCTCAGACAGAGGCTGTGGCTAGCTATGTTTATGATCATATAGGTTACAACGAGGATACTGGAGAGATGGGTAAATGTTACTTTAACAGACTACTAAATGACTGGAGCAGGTTTGAGCCAGACAATAGAACTAAGTATGATGCTACTGTTGCTTCCAGTTTAGCTCTGTTAGCTTCACAAAAACACGTTAGACAAAAGAAAGTTAGAAAAATAAATCTTAACTTTGTAAAAAAATATAATAATACAGGAATAATATCTAAGAGAATATAAATGAAAACTCAATTTGAAACTATAGGAGGATATCCAACGGTCTTTGCTACCAATGAAGAAAAAGCTACGAAAGAGTATGGTCTTCAATACTTAAAAAGAATGTATTATGATTATAAGAATAATACTGACTTAAGCTATCAGGATAGAAAAAGACAATATGAAAAAATGCGTGCTTACGCAGAAGGCACCCAAAGTGTGTCTAAATATAAAGATATTCTTGACGTAGAGGGTGATACTTCTTATATGAATATAGATTGGACTCCAGTTTGTATAGTCCCTAAGTTTGTTGATGTTATTTCTGGTGGGATGTTTAATCAAGAATTTAAAGTTAGAGCAAACGGAGTAGACAAGCTATCTATAGATCAAAGAGATGATAAGGCTAGAGGACTATTTGCTGACATGAAGACAGCACCTCTTAGAGCTAGCATGTCAAAAATTACAGGTCAAGATTTTACCAAAAAGGGATTTGTTCCTGAAAGTATACAAGAGTTACAGGTATATATGGATATGCACTTTAAACTAGCTCAAGAAATATCTCTTGAAAATGGTATAGAGTATGTATTGCAAAATAATGATTTCAGTGAGACCAGAAAAAGAATAATTAGAGATTTAGTTGTTATTGGAACAGCAGCTGTAAAAACTTACATAGATGCTTCTCATGGTATAAAAATTAAATATGTAAATCCTACACAGCTAATAACTTCATATTCTGATTCTCCTAGTTACAAAAATATAAATCATGCTGGAGAGATATACACTATTAGTATATCTGAGCTAAAAAGAATAGCTGGGGATGAGTTTACAGAAGATGAATATAAAGAGATTGCTGAAAAGTATGGTAAGAAAAATGAGGATGACACTTTGTTTGGAAGATCATTTTCTAATCATGGTGATTATGCTAGCGAGTACGATAAGTTTTCTATAGAGATTATGGATGCTGAGTTTATTAGCACATATGAGTTAAATTATGAAAAGAAAGAAAATGCTTTTGGAGGGTTCTCTCTTAGAAAAAAAGAAGGTAAATACAAAACTCCTAAAAACTCTAAATACAAAAGGGAAAAAGTAAGCAGCACTGTAAAAGCTGTATATAGTGGTAAATACATTGTAGGATCAGATTATATATTTAACTACGGTCTTGCAAAGAATATGTCTAGACCAAAAAATAATTTAGCTGAAACAAAGCTGTCATATACAATATATTCACCGAACTTAAACAAGATGCGTAATGTTTCTATGGTTCAGAGAATGATACCTTTTGCAGATCAGATACAACTAGCACATCTTAAGATGCAACAAGTTATGGCTAAGGCTAGACCAAAAGGAGCTGCTTTTGAAATAGGATCTTTAGAGAATGTATCTAAAGGTGATGGAGGTACTTTTACACCACTTGAACTACAGGAGATATTTGATCAAACTGGTAATATATATTATAGGAGAACTGATGATGAGGGTAACGCTACTAATGCTTTTCCAGTTCAAGAGTTGGAGAATGGTATAGGTAGGGATATGATGCAGTTGATACAGATATATCAACATAATCTAAATATGATACGTGATGTGACTGGAGTAAACGAAGCTAGAGATGGTGCTAAACCTTCTAGCGATGCACTTGTTGGTATACAGAAGATGCAGCTAATGGCTTCAAATAATGCTACTAGATCTGTTAACGATGGGTATCTAAAAATAGTTGAAGATACTGGCGAGTCTATATGTTTAAAACTACAAGACATAGTTAAGTATGATAAGCCATTTAGTGGGTATATGAAAGCTTTGGGTCAAGCTGTTATGAAAACGGTTAACTTAAACAAAGATATATCCTTGCATGAGTTCGGTATAGATATTCAGGTAGAGCCTGATGAGGAGGAGAGAGCACAGTTGGAGCAGTCTATACAGTTATCTTTAGCACAAAAAGAACTTAGACTAGAAGATGCTATAATAATAAGAGATATTAACAATGTTAAGTTAGCAAACAGAATGCTAATTCTAAGAAGAAAGAAATATCAGAAAGAACAGATGGCTATAGCTCAACAACAAATACAAGCAAACTCTCAACAACAACAGCAATCAGCACAAGTTACAGCTCAACTAAAACAAGGAGAGATGAATATGCAATCTCAGTTAGACGCTAAAATGAAACAGTTAGATGCCGAGTTGGAAATAAGAAAAATGCAGATAGAGTTTGAAATGAAAAATCAGTATGAGCAAGCTGCACATCAAAGAGAGCTTGAAAAAATACAAATAAATAATCTGGGCAAGATTGAGGCTAACAGAACTCAAGGTAAATCTAGAGAAAAAACTGTTGCCAAGAGTGCACATTTCCAATCAAAAATGATCGAACAGAGAAAAGGGAATGAAGCACCTATAGAAGATCCAGATATAATGATGTAAAAAAAATTGTTTAGATTTTGTGTTTATAATTATAAATACATTATTTTTGCAACAAGGTTTAATTTAATACAATAAAATATGGCAGATGATATGGGCGATTTAATCGCTGAACAATTAAGTGGTGAAGTTGTTCAAGAACAGCCTAAAGAACTACAAAAAGAAGTTGTAGATTTAACAGGAGGTTCAGAAGTTCAACAAGAGACCACAGAAGTAAAAGAAGAATCTAGTGAGGCTACTCAAACTCCTAGTGAGCAACCAGTAGAATCGCAAGATACTAATGACCGTTCTTTACATAGTGAATCTAATGACCAATCTCAACAGAGTGAAGTCAGCGAAGAATCTCCAGAAGAAGCTCAAGGACGTTTTTTAAATTTTATAAACGATCAGTTTGGAACAGAATTTGAAGACGTAAGCTCCTTTAGAGATGCTTTGACTCGTAAAAAATCAGAATTTGCTAACGAGCAGTTAGAAAAGATGAATCAATTTGTTAGCGAGACAGGCAGAACTATTGCTGACTATATAAGAACTCAAACTGTTGATTACTCTAAAATGTCTAATGAGGACGTTATGAGGATACACATGGCACAAAATAATCCTGAATTAAGTAGGGATGAAATAAATGTCTTGATAGACTCTAAGTACAAACTAGACAAGGGCAAGCACAGTGAAGCAGATCAAACTCTGGGAAAGATTGAACTAAAAAAAGATGTTTCTCAAGCCAGGAAAGATCTTATGGACATGCAGGAAAAATATAGAATGCCTGTTGAAAACAATGAAGCCTCTAGCGAGGAATCTGAGTCCGTAAGAAAGGAATGGGTTGAAACAATGTCTAATGAAGTTGATGAAGTTGAGTCAATAACATTTGAAATGAATGAGAATGGAGAAGAGTTTACTTTCCAACTGACTGATGAACACAGGCAGGGGTTAGTAGATTCCAACTCTGATCTTAATAATTATTTTGATAGGTATATTGATGAAGACGGAAACTGGGACTTTGATAGGTTAAACACTGAAATGTTTGTCTTAAACAACTTTCAAGACATTATAAGAAGTGTAGCAAATCAATATAGATCTAAAGGTACCGAGCAGGTAGTAAAAGATATTAAAAATCCTTCGTTTGACAACACAAATAAAGTTGCTACATCAAAAGAAAGATCTGTTTTAGATGAGTTAGATGATCGAATGTATGGGAAAGGTTCAATATGGAATCGATAATAAATATATAAATTAGTTAAAATAATAAAAAAATGGCTACAGTTAATATACCTTCGGGAATGACGTTAAAACCCACAGCTCTTCAGGTTGCTACCAACGAGAACTATGTGAGTGCTTTAACGACAAACTCGTTAAGACAAAGAGATGTTTCTGAAAAGCTTGTTAAGCGTTATGGCGAGCAAGGGATTACAGGACTACTCGAGCTTATGGGTGCTAAGGCTCCTACAAGCAATACTACGTTTGAACACTATGAAGAAGCGTTCTTACACAATAGTATAAAAATTCAAATTGGCTCAAACAGATCTGCTGGTTATGAAGCGGCTATGACAGCTACTATACAAACAGGATCTTTTGTTGAAGACTTTATTGGAACAGATGATTTTTCAGCAGTACGTGTTGGTGACATACTAAGATTCCCTGATGGGGATATGGTGTATGTAACAGCATCTGCTATGCCTTCTGCTTCTACTAGAGAGTTCACCATGTTCTCAGTTAGTAAAGACGGTTTAACAACTGCTAAATCTACTGGAGTTGATTATGAGATGGCTATCGTTGGTAATGCTCACCCAGAGGGTGGTCCACAGCCAGATGGTTTATCTCCAAGAGTTCACGAATACTCTAACAAGTGTATGATCTTAAAAGAATCTTTTGAAGTAACAGGTTCTGAGGCTACAAACATTGTATACGTAAAAGTTGACAATGAAAAAATGGGCTCAGGATACGTATGGTACTTAAAAGGTGAAGCGGACACTTATAAGAGATTCTTAGACTACTCTGAGATTATGATGCTTTTAGGTGAGAACATAGATAATGATAACCTTAATGGTGACTCAACATCTCAAACACTAACTTTTAAAAACGGTGAATCTATAAACTCTTCTACTATTAGAGGAACAAAAGGTTTACTACCATTTATTGAGGAGGATGGACAGTCTATGGACTTGGGTTCTGCATCTATCACAATGGCTGACTTTGACGCTATCGTTAAGTCTCTAGATAAATTCCGAGGTGCAAAAGAGTACGCTCTTTACGCTGGTATCAACTTATCTTTAGATATTGATGATTTATTAGCTGCTCAAGGTGCTTACGCTGCTGGTGGTGCTAACTTTGGTACTTTCCAAAACAATAAAGACATGGCGTTAAACTTAGGGTTTAATTCTTTCACAAGAGGTGGATACACATTCCATAAGAAAACTTATGATTTGTTTAATCACCCTAACTTATTAGGAGCTTCAGGACATCACTTCCCTGGCTACGGTCTTTGTATTCCTATGGATACACAGAGAGATGCTAGATCTGGAGAGAGTATCCCATCGTTGAGAATACGATTTAAAGCTGCTAACGGTTATTCGAGAGACATGGAGCACTGGTTAACAGGTTCTGCTGTTCTACAAAACAAAACTAATACTTCTGACGTGTTACAATCACACTACAGATGTGAAAGAGGTTTTGAAGGATTTGCGGCGAATCGTTACATGTTAATCAAGAAATCATAATTATTAACCTATTAAAAGTTTTATAAAAAATGGAAAAGTATTTATATTTCTGCAAAGGAGGAAGTGGTGATAAGTTATTTAACGCTGCTCACGATGTTGCTGTTTATCCAGTAAGTAGTTTTAGAGGATTTACTAATCAGACTACAACACAAACTCATCTTGGTATGTTATTTGCACCTATTGAGGGTCAAATTGATAATGCTGACGTAAGTGATGTTGTTACTCTAACTATTACTTCTGATAAGCATAAAGAGGTTATTGAGGCTATTTTAGCTGCTATAGACGCACCTAAAGTTGCTGGTACTGGCAAGAGCATGATTGTTATTGCTGACCTTATGCTACAGGACTTTTTGCCAGTAGGACCTGATTCATCAGGAAATGCTGTTGCGATTTCTGACATGTCAATAACTGTTCAGGTTGGAGCTGCTTCTTAATAGCACTTTGCTAACTGTCTTGAAATGATATACAGGCAGTATAAAGAACATATCTGAGGAGGGGGAGTATTTCTCCCTCCAAGGGTATTTTAATAATAATTTTAATTTAATTTTAGAAATGACAAAGAAAAAAAACAATCCCACAAAGACTGTAGAACCAGCTGTTAAGAAAACTGTTGAGACTCCTACAGCAAAAAAATCAAACACACATGGTATAAATAATTTAAACAAGGGTAAGGATCTTAATAAGCCTGTTACCTATAGACTTGTAAAAGAAAGTAGAGATAGCAAAGGTAGAGTTAAGTTCTCTCTTGTTTATATGTTAAAAGCTGAGGACATTATATATGATCCAGAAACAGGTGTAAACAGAAAAATAAGATACATACCTGGTGAACCATCAATATTCGAAGATGAACAAAAAGAAGAGTCAAAAGTAAAATCACCTATTACGTTTACTAACGGATTCTTAATGGTTGATAGAACTAATCCTACTCTTAGAAAGTTTATGGATGCTTGTAATGCTAATAGAAGTAATCCAAACAGAATACCTAATTCTAGAGCAGTTTTCTATATGGTTGACAACGAAAAGAAAGCACAAGAAAAGATGCAGAAGAGTATGAAAGAAATGGATGCTATCAGAACTGTATTTGAAATGGAACTTGATAAACTTATCGGTTACGCTACAGTATTAGGAGTAAATACTAAAAAGTCTACTGATGAGATTAGATATGATATGAAAGTTTTAGCAGAGAAAGATCCTGTATCTTTTATAGCTGGACTTGACGATCCAAAGATGGATATCAAACAAACCATAATGAGAGGTAAAGAATCTGGTATTATAGATTGGGACAGCCAAAAGATAAGCTGGGTGCAAGGGGATCAAAGACCTGTGATCACTCACATACCTCTTGGTGTCAAGCCAGTTGACTGTTTAGCTGATATGTGCATGACTGATAAAGGTAGCGGTATCATTGATCAGATAAAAACTAAAATGAAAGTTTTAGGATAACAGATATATACATATCAGTATTTAAAGGGGGTACATTGTTGTTACCTCCTTTTTTTTTGCTATATTTGTCTGAAAAGGATTTAAGATGACAATAGATGAGTTATACAGGTTTGTTCAGTTCATGGCTAACAAAGAGCAAAGAGGGTTCATAAAACCATCTGAGTTTAACTTATTAGCACAACAGGCTCAATTAGATTTGATACATGACAGAGTTGCAAGGTATAAGACTGAAGCGGAGTCTAGAACTAAGGCATCCACAGCTCTTGTGCAAAACCATTCTGTTCTTGATGATATAAGAAGTGTGGTGTTTAGGAAAAAACTTGTGTATGACGATTCTGGTTTAGGAGTCT